GGCTGCCGCCTGCTCGAGCGTGGCTGCCTTCGGGAAGGGCATCTGGCTGTCGAGCTGGAGCATCGTCCGAGCCTGCTTGAAGGCATGAAACTTGCCCGCCCGGTCGGTCCACCCGTCGCTCAACCCAAACCGTCCGTACGAGCAGAGCACTTGGTCCACCCCCTCGAGCGCCAAGTCAAACGCTGCCAACGGGACGACCGGTCCGATAAACCGGACGATCCCCATCGCGTTGTCCATCATCGCCGGCGAGATGATTCCCATGCTGATCCCCTCGTCCGGGAACCAGCCCCGCGCCATCGTGCTGGCCTCGGCTGTCCGGCCCCTCGAGACGTAGGCCATAAACCCCTCGTAGGTCTGCAACCCCGGAAAGACAACCCGCTGCTCGATGACGTTTTCACAGTCGGCAGCGTCCAACCGGATGACCTGCCAGCGGTCCCGGCTCACCCACTCCTTGTCGGTCTCCATGTCGATGCTGCCCCAGCCGTACCGAGGCTCGCACCGCTGACCGTACTGGCTGGTCCGGTCTCGAGGATTGCTGGCAGCGAAGATCTTGATGCGACCCGGGACCGAGCTGTCGGCAGCGGACAGGATGTTCTGGACGCCGGCCCACACGCCATCCGGCACCTCCTCGGCCTCGTCGAGGACGACGTGCGTCCGACTGACCCCGCCCCACCTCGGATGCGGTTTGGTGCGTGGCGACGGGTGGAAGCCCCGGAGCGTGCCGTGGCCACTCTCTCCCTTGGGGATGGCGACTAAGTGAATGCCTTGCTTGCTGTCGCTCGTGCTCTGGATCGACGTGGCTAGGTCGTCGTCTATGCCGGCTGGGCGGACCAGAGCGGTGCGGTGGAACGTCTTGATCGAGGCGAAGATGTTCCGGGTTGCGTGAGCAGCGGTGAGGCTGACGACCTTGATACAGGTCCAGTCCGAATCCCTCCACCAATCCAAGTAGAACCAAGCGGCGGCACCGTAGGATTTACCCATCGACCCGGCGCCTTGGACCAGCAGCTTGTCCTGCGACATCAGGCCATGCCATACCCGGCGGCAGCTCTCCGGGCGCCAGTCAAACGCACCCGGTCCCCATAGCAGTATGGCTGCCGGCTCAAACAAGTCGGCGTCGAGTAGCGACTGCACGTACTGCCGAATGATGGACTCGGCCATGGCGTTGGTCATGCCCAGCCTCCCAGCGTGCTTGGCATGGTTGCTGGCAAGGAAGGCGGCAGCCCGGATTAGGCCACGCTCCTCGCTGCTGTCGGCCAGCTCACGGGCTTGGGTGGCGACTGCAATGGCCCGGGCGACCGGGGCCGGCAGTGTGGCAAGCAGGGCTGCGCTCATCGATGGTCGTGAAGCCAGACAGCCAGCGCCGCGCAGGAGAGCACGATGGCGCCGGCTGTCAGGAGATCGTGCAGGCTGAAGACGACGTGTACGGTCATGGGCGAAGGATCGGGCGCCCGTAGCTGCGCCCCAGCGGGAACGCCATGAGCCCGGTTGCGTCTCGCTCGAGGCGGAGGCGCACAGTGGCTCCCAGCAGGACTCCCGGGTTCTGGTTGGGCGAGGTGCCGGTAGGCTGGGTGCGCTTGAATACCGCTGACGTCGCAGTGACCGCTTGGCACTGGTAGGTGACGTCCGGCATCGAGGTTGCCTCGGTGTTGTTCTGGACGTCGTACGGACGCAAACCGTACTGAGTCAGTGAGTTGGTGTAGTTGTTACCGGGCACGAAGTAGGTTGGCATATTGGTGTTAAGTGGTTGACTGTGAGGCGGATCAATCCAAAACAGCGGTTTCTGACTCCATATGACTGTTGTTGTCTGGCGTTATAAAATCGGGCGTTGATTTCAAGGAGTTTACAACATGTCGGTCTGAGCGGTCCTGACAACGTCATCCAACCCGGGCTGATTCAGGTCGGCGTTGTCTAGGTTTGAGTAGTCCAGAGCCGGCACAGAGTCCCCGGGAGCGTCTACCGGCTCAGGCACGACTAGCTCGGCCTCGAGCCATGATTTGGGCGCAATGGCGTTTCTATGGTAGACCTCGAAGGACAGTTTGATGTCAGAGCCCTCTGGGCGTCTCTGGTCCTCGGCAAACTCGCCGGCCAGCTTGGCGTCAACGGTTAGGGCAGCGAGCCGGTCGAACGTGGCCTCTACCTTGCCGTCAGCCTTCTTGACGACCTTGGTCGGCAACACGCCTTCGACCATCTGCCGGAGGATGTCCCGCTTCTGATCGATGGCCATGACAGCCCGGGAGTGAACCTCGGCTTGAATCTCAGCGATCCGGTCTTTGACCTCTGGCCGGCTGTACACCTGATAGCCTATCTGAGTCGCGGCAGTGGCATGCGGGCATAGTTTACGGTAAGCAGCGGACCGGTCGAGCCCCTCGGCGACCAGCCATGCGAACCGCTCGTGCAGTCTGTTCTTCAAGCGAGGCATGCGAGTCGATTTATTCAGGAAAGCCAAAAAAGGGTGGGCGGATCACACATATGACCTGCATGGCCTATGAAGCTGTTTTTCGGACTGTCTCACATGTGTACAATATTTGTACATACATTTTTGACACTCAAATGAAGCATGAAGCCTGAAAAACGAGTTTTTCCGCTTTTCAGGCTTGACGCTATCTGCTTAAAATTCCTGCGGAGCAGGAGGAGGGTTGGCGGCTGGAATAGGCTGTCGGTTGTCGGTCAGTTGACTATCAGGCTGATGCTTCAAGCCTGTAGACATGGAGTCCTCCTTCAATGTGCCGGCGCGATACTGTATGGCATCCAAACCTCTTCTTTCGCAAGTGACGGAGTTGAGCTGACACTGACGCTTCAGGCGCTTCTGCTGCTTTTGCGAGCTCTTGCAGAGACCTCCATTGACCGTCTTTCATTACGTCAAACACTCGCTGGCATTGCCCGGAAAGCCTGACGTTGTCCCTTTCATGGTTGTATGCGACTCCGTCGAACGGAAGCCCCTCGAATGGATTGTCTGTTGTCATCATGGATGCTGTATGTAGATTGGCGTGTGTTCACCGACGTAGGCGCCGGCGATGTTGAACTCGTAGAACTCTACGGCTTCAGGCTCTGACATTCCGTCCCGGACGATGAGGATGTCTAGGATCTTGCGGACTGAGTATACGGCCCGGTGAGGTAAGTCGTCTGTCATGCCGATGAGGGCGTCGTCGAGCCCGACTGCGAGCACGATGGGTTCTTCTGTGGATTCTTCGATGTATTGGCGGATGGTCATTTGGCTTTGGTGAACTTCAGCAGGTCGATGTGAACCGCCATGGCCTCGAGGTTGGGCGTCTCGTGGATGATGGTGGATGCTTTGGTCAGGAGACGTGTCATCTCCCCGTCTGGGTGCTGGACGATCCAGACCCGGTGCCTTGGCAGCTTGACGCTGTTGTGGTCTGTGCGTTGGCAGTAGTCGGTCAGGCCGGCGTCGAGCCACCACTTGGTGCCGTCGTTGTTGATGTACTGGGGTTCACCGAGGTTAAGCATCGTTGTCCTCCTCGCACTCGGCGCAGAACCACTCGCCGAGCAGGTCTTCGATCATGTCACGGCAGCAGTTGGGACAGATCATGCGTCCTCCCCGGGTGTTGGTTTCTCAACCGCCGATGATTGCTCGGTAGTTGCGTTGTTGGCTATCCACTCCAAGTGTAGAATGTGAGGGCTCATAAGAATGTCATTTGTAGCTTGTTCTCCTTCTTGCACACAAACGGAGTCAGCAGTTCCGTTGTCGGCTCCGCGTTAGCACGCGCCCATTGCTCCAAGCCGTATGTCTGTCGCTTGTCTCCCCGGTTCCAGCCGGTGCCGTCGCAGCTTTCAATGCCCAAGGCTTGCAGGTAGTCCAGTTTCTGAGGGCTGTTCACCCGGAGCACATGGACTCGAGGGAACGATTTGGCCCACATTTCAACAGTGTTCCATTTCCACTCGGTTGTCCCACCCACTGCCACAACATCCGGGTTGAGCTCCCGGGCGTCTGCCACACTCATGCCATCCTGTACTGCCAGCGCCTTTGTAAATGGCACCTCGGCTGCAAACTGATACCAGCGTTCAATTGTGCGTTTGCCGCACCCAATCCAGTCGGGCACAATTGCCCAACGCGGCGCCTGTGCGTTTGCTTCAGCCCAGCGCAACATTTTGCGCCATGCCTCGACGTTCCAAAGGTCTTCACGCCACACGTTGCTGTCTTGATCCCAAGCACTGTACGCTCCGTTGTCCAGAGCGTAAGGCAACCATGGCCACGGTCCTCTTTGCGCTCCCGGCGAGAACAGATGCCCAATGCGCCCGGTCTCACGAGACAAGCAGTGCCAGAACCAGCCTGTCGCGTTTGCAGGCATCACAATCATTGGTCGGTTTCCTTTTTCTCCTTGTTCCTTTCAAGCCACCTCTGAGCTTCACCTTTGGCCAAGGACAACGTCCGGGCGTCAACACAGTCCAGATCCCGGAGCAGGTTGTCGGCGCCGGCTATCAACTTGGCGATGATCTGGTCCGACATCTCCTCGAGCATCTTGAGCTCATCGATGTCCCGGCTCCAGATGCAACCCATCTCTCGGAGTAGCTCCAGCTTGTTCTCGTACACAGCCCGCTGCTCCCGGATGATCCCGCAATAAATTGCTGAGTGCAGATCCTGAACAACACCGCACTCAGGGCAATATGGGTCTTTCATGGCGCTATTGTGGTGAGCAGCCCTCGGCCTTTGCCGCTGCGATGAGTGAGTCTGCATGGTCAAGGACATCCAATGGACACATATCGTGGTCTACGCCCGTATCAATGTTCCCGGCAGCTATTTCTGCCGCGTAAAACATTGCCGCAATCTCCAGCCGGCTTGGCTCTGGACTAACCTGCGCAGCGTGCGCCCGGTTCATGTCGGCTACCAGCTTACTAAGCTCAGCATTCAGGTTGCCTGACCCCCTTACCCGCTCAAGCTCGGCTGCCAATCTCCTGTTCTCGAGGTTGGCTTTGTGGAGCTCTTCCCGGAGGTGCTCAATGTGGGTCTTCAGGAACCCGTAATCGTGCGGCGTGCGCTCGGCGATAGCTTGGTCCCGCTCTTTCATCAGGCTCTTGATGCCTTCGAGTATTTCGTTGTCGTTCATTTGGTCTCCTTTGCTTTTTTCTTATATTCGGTCACTTCAATTGATTCCGCTTTGCGCTGTTCCGGGGTCATGGCGGCCCGGCGCCTGCGCTGGTACTCCCGGTTGAGCTCGTTTGCCTTTTCCTTGTTTGCGAGCCGGTATGCCCGCTTCCTTGCCAGTTCCCGCTCCCGAGCCTCTGCCGGCGACAGCTTGGTCTTGAGTTCCCGGGGCACCTTGATGGCCGGTGTGCCGGGTGCTTTGGGCGGCTTCGGTGGCCGTGGCGCCTCGACCGGCTTCTCTTTTGGAGGTTCCGGGGCCGCCTGTGCTATCGGTTTGCGCCGCCGATTTTTCCAGTCAGTCCAGCCCGCGATCCCGCGCCTCTCCTGCCATGCCGCGAATGCCCTGTTGATGGCGGCTTGGCTACCAACGGTCAGGTGGTATCCCATCGTGGAGATATCTGCCGGCATGCAACCTTGCAACTCCATGTGTCTCTGGGCGGCTTGTCTCACTTGATTGACTCCTTCCAGTCATGGATGGCGATAACGCGTTCTGTAAGCGTTTGCGCGCCCACAATGGCGTTGCCCGCCTTGATGACCTTGTAAAGCTTCGCCTCGAGCTCTGAGGTGTCATTCCGCTCGTCGTGCGACCTGCGCTCGTCGTGGCCAATGTCATCAATGTGACGTACGAAGATGTTCCTGCTCATTTCGAGAAGAGTGTGTGCAGCACCGTCCGAGTTGTCTGTGGCAGGATGGCCACTGCGTAGCCGTCCCTTTGCACCGTGCAGATAGGCTGGGCGCCGGCCCCGATCAGAACCGAGAGTCCCTGCGTGATGTAGTCCCCGACATCGAGGTCGTATGGGAGGTTGATGGTCCGCTTCTTGCCGTTGTTGTAGACCAGCTTGACTCGGCAGTTGAGCTTGATGGTTGGATTGTATGCTCGGATCTCGACTTCGTCATACACCGGAACGAGCCGGGCGATGCTTATGGGTATAGGTAGTGCAGTCATGGATTTGGATTGAATGGTTCAACGATTACGTCGGTTGGCAGCCCAGCCTCGTCGAGGTACTGGATGGCTGTTTCTTTGCTGTTGAAAACCAGCCACCGACCGGAGCTGGTCTTGTCCTCGTCTTCAAAGCCCCAGCCAGTGAGGACTCTGCGCGGGGATCCTTCTCGAAAAATGAAATACTTCATGGCTCCCAGTGTTCTCCTGAGCCTGGGAAGATGGGCGGCGGCTCACTGAAGTCACCGAGCTCGGCCCGGCGCATAGCCCGGTCTTCCTCCCGCTCTTCAACGCACCGCTCGCACCCGCATACCCGGGCCACTGTGATTTCCACTCGGGCGTTGGGATGGCTGTCGTCCACCAGTTCAATATGGATCTCGATTGATTGGCTATCGAGCAGCTCCCGGGACATCTCCCGGGCGAGGTTGTTGATGTTGTCCATGGTAAAGGCGGTTTACGCGACCTAGTTTTTGCGTTTAAATGGGATCGGATCGTTTTGTCTGGCCCAATCTGCCAGCTTTTTCCCAGTGTCAGTGAGCCTTAGGTCGCGCCGGTCGTTGGGCGCCCAGTGTTCGCTTTGGAGCACACGATGAACCGTCTGTGTTCGCCAGTAAGAGGTGCTCTCAACGTCAGGAGTTGACGTATCTACTTTGTGCGCTGGGCGCCGAAATGGGTGTTCGCAGTTCATGGATCGATGTATTGGTTGACTGAGCCGGTAATAAGCCACACGGCTCGCCGCCTGTCGCTAGCTTTTTTCATAAAAAGCAACAGGCGGCACATGGGTCCATGCAACTCAATGACTTACGGCAGATTCTTTTCGTTGTAAAAACTGACTTCCGGCTCGATATCCGGGACGTTTTCAAAGCTCCAACCGCAATCGGAGCACTTCAATTCGTCTCGAGACGTTTGCTCTGCCGCTCCGCCGCACTCAGGGCAAACAATGTCTTCATCATCAGGCGGTTCCATGCAGATCATTTCAGCCTCCTCTCTAGCATTTCAATTTTGGTCTGAAGAGTCACCCGAGCTTTGGCGCTGGCGAGCTGCAAGCGCACGTAATCCATAATCGGAACCACTTCTCCGACAAGGGAGTCCACAAGAATCATTGGCTTCTTGTCTTCAAGCTCCTGAGCCCGGGTTTCGATTAAGTGGATCTCCTCTTCCAGCCTAGTTGCAATGGCTCGGTACTTATCAACTTGCGCCTCCAGTTCAGGGAGGATCAGGTCACATTGTATGCAGTTTTGTCGGTTCATTTTTTGGTTCTGAATGATTTCCAGTCGCAGGTTACGATGCCGCCGGTCTCACTGAGCCGGGAGGCAACTGATGGCCCAACAGCGGCGAGCATCTGGTCTTTGGTTTGGTTGCTGATGAGGATGGTATCTCGCAGGTTTCCGTAACGTCGGTCGATGAGGTGAGTCAAGACTCGGTCCTCCCATCCAGTTTCGCCGCGCTCGTGCATTTCGTCGATGATGAGCAGGCTCGGCTTGGTGTACTCGTCGATGACGCCCCGGCTGCTCTTCTTGCCGCCATCGAAGGTTTCCTGCAACTCAAGGAAGATGCCCATGGCCGTTGCGTATCGGGCTGACCTGCCAGCTCGGCAGACTATCCGGGCAAGGCTGACAGCCATCTGGGTTTTCCCGGTCCCCCGAGGGCCGATCAGGCAAACGATCACTCCCTCGCCGATCCTGCCCTTCACCGACTCGAGCTTGGCGTGCTAAGAATCGTTTTCTAGGGCTGTTTGCTTGAGGTGGCGCAGTGGCACCCCTGACGCTGCCATTCCAGCCGTTTCAGCCCGGTCCTGAGCCCGCCACTGGGCGGTTCGCTCGAGCTCCTCCTGCTCGTTGGCGTTAAAGGTCGGGTACTTCAACCCGGCCAGAAAACTCTCTATCTCGTTTTTCGTG